CAGTAACATCGTTATTGAATGTTGCCGCACCTGCCGCAGACATATCAAGGGTGAGGGCTGTTATTGCAGAACCACCGTCATTTCCTTGAAAAATAATATCTTTATCAGAAACGATTGATTTAATTGTTAAGTTGCTACTTGCAAGATTTATATTACCCTCGTGAGTACCGCCAGATTTTAATAGTATATCATCTCCCGCAGCATCAAGAACAATATCGCCAGCAGCATCAAATAGCACTGTGCCAGCAATGCTAGCAGTAAAATCACCCGTGGCTGTAAGGGTAGCTGCGTCAAGGGTCATGGTATCTACAACAACACCTGCGTTAGCGGTTAGTACGCCACTCGGCACTAGTGTTCCGGAAACAGTTTGATTGCCAACAATGGCAGTCGTAGTCGCAGTTAACTCTATAGTATCTGTGGCTGCAATATCTAAAACAGTTGCACTCGCACCTTGTATAAATTGACTCGCATCATTAAAACAAAGTTTGTTTGTGCTGTTTAAAGTCAGACCAGTTCCGTCAGTGTGCGTAAGTGTAGTATCACCATCAACACCAAATGATACGACTGCGCTATCTGAGCTAAGAGTTAAATCATCTTGAACTTTTAAATCTACAACATTTAAAGATGCAAAAGCATCAACAACTGCTGCACCAGAACCTGCGCCATCAAGATAAACTACCTTAACATCTCCAGGAGGTATTGTTATGTTCGCGCCAGAACCTTGGCTGATAATTATATTTTGAGAACCTGATGTGCCATTCTCAATAAAGTGAACACGACTCATTGTGTTTGGGCCAATTGTTATTGTGCAAGCACTATCTAAAGTCCCAGTATACTTTATATACATAGCTCTGCCAGCATCACTCGCACCATCTGCTACTGTGGTAGTATGAGTATCGGCATTTGTTGTTATGCCTTCTGTGCCAAAACTTAATGCTTCTCCTATTAACTCAAGATTGGTATTTGTTGTTGTTCCCCAAGTACCCGAACCATCCCCAGTACCCAGCTCATTTAATCTAAGATCGTTTACATAGGTGCTCGTCATTTTATGCTATCCTTATAATCGCATTCGCCCCAGCTGCAGGGAAAACTATTTGAAACGTTCCTGATGAAACTGCAAAGTCTCCTCCGAAATCTAAAACAGCTATCGCTTTGTCGCCATTGGTGTCATTATATATCAAAGCACCTCTGGCTGTAAAAGAAGCACTTGTCCAAGTGGGATCATCGCAATCAAAGTACGCTGTGGTGCCACTTGTTGAAACTGTTTTATTTGCCAGAGCTTCGCCCCCAGCAGTATACCCCGAACCACTTACTTCGTTGGTTGTTGCATATGCAGTAGTTGTTGCACCCAAACTTGCAGAGCTTGTATAAAGTGCAATTTTTAAAGTATCTGCTGCTAGGTCGTGTTGTTCATCCAATATTTCAGCTTTGAACGATGTACACATTGCTTGTGATATAGCCATTAAATGCCTCCATTATATTCGGCTGTGTAGTTTCTGCCCATCTCCTGCTGGAACAATGCAACAGCTTCATCAAACTGAGCCTTGTATAAACTTAGCGTTTCTTGAGCTTTAAGGAAAGCAGAACTTTCATAAAGTGCTGCAGCAAGCAAAACAGCTTCAGCGTTATCGCCGATCCAACTGTTTGCATTACCTGTAGATAATCCTGTTTCTGGGGCTACTATGTCAGCTTGATAACTTAAAGTAGCAGATGGTGTTGGTGCCAAAGTTACAGTTATACCAGCAGTCCCTGCCAACTTTGTGCTGTAAAACTCTGGTGTTCCTGTAAGTGTTGCATTTGGCCAATAGTCACGAATATAAGAATCTACCCTGTGATCAAGAAAAGAAACAGAGCTTGAAGCTGTTACAGAGAGTTGTCTTATCATTCTTGCTGATGGTATTACATAATCAGCAGTTCCAACAACCAAAGTTCCTGTTGCTGATGATCTGAAACAAGGCAAGCTAGGAAGTCTTTGAAATATCATTTCTTCAGCTTGAGCTATTATTTCATTAATAGACGAATCAAACTCAGAAGAATCATCTTCCATGAAATTTTTAATATTAGATACCAAAGTTGTATAGTTCATTTAATTACCCCATGTTCCACTTCCCCAGCCACCAAGACCCCAGCCACTTAGAACTACCGAAACAGTTCCTACGCCGCCTGTTCCTGCGACGCCAGCATTTGATGGGCTTCCTTGAGCAGCCTGATCGCCAATGGCACCAGTTCCTGCGACGCCAGCATTAACTTGTTTAGCTGTTGGAACTTGTGTTATTGGCGATGGTGTGTTTGATGTTCCACCCATACCGCTGTGATTTGTACAATAGTAATATAGCGTCGGGGCTCCTGAAGCAACAACAATTTGAGTATATGCGTCTGATTCTCCTGGAGTTCCGCTTGTTGTTACACCTGTTGTATACTCTGATCCGCTAGCATGAGTTCCGTCTGAAGTAGTGCTGAACCTTAACGGATGACCGCTGTTGCTGCTATCTGATTGATCAAAGTAATAAGTGTTTCCTTCGTAAAGTGTAAGTGTTGCTTGGTTGCTGGCGTCTATTGCATAAACATTTCCTGAGCCAGGATTTACAACAGTTATTTCGAAAGTTGTAGTGCCAGTTGCTGACCCAGCTACAAAACCAAGTGCCTGAAGCCCTATCTGAGATAGTGTCTGATTTATAGTTAAGCCAAAAGTTCCTAAAGCACTTGTTCCTGCAACCCCTGTTGCTGAAGCACCAATTATAAACCTAGCTTCAACCCTGCCAATTTGACCAAGTCCTGCTATTCCAATGGGTGGCCTCTCCCTAACATCAAGGAAAGGGTCGTAATTAAAACCTACAAAAAACTTTACATTATCAGGGTCACCATCAGGCCTTGGGTTTCTCAACGCTGTTGCATCAAAAACATTTTTGGCTGGGGTTAACTGAGGGTGCTTCGGCTCCCACTCTTCTTTTTCAACACGCAACCCATCCCAAGTAGTTTTAAGGTCTGTGTACTTTATTTTAAAGCCAGACCTGTCACTTATCGCTGATGATTTTTTTCCTGATGCATATTTCGCCATTAAACCAAATTCAACGCTGTGGGTTGAACCCTCAAGCTTACGCCATCATTATCTGATGCTGCTGCGAAATTAAATGCTCTTTCATAAAGCTCATTTAAAAGTTGAAACCGATCTGTCGAGTATTTGACGGAGAGCTTGCTCGCCAAGCCTGCACAAATACATTCACTCCATGTATAAGGAATGTCTGTGTCTTGATTTGAAGCTGTTATATCTTCAAGCTGATTCATTGACCAATACTGAAGGACATATGTGCTTATATTAGGGACTTGCCAAACATAAATTTTAGATATGTTATTTGATCCTGACTGAAGACCTTTATCAATCATGTATTGGCTTGGTCTGCCTGAGGATGTTTTATTGGGTATCTGGTTATATTCAGATATTGTTATTTTATTAACTATGGTATCTGACTGAGATGAACTAGCAGAGTTGTTTATAACAACGTCCATCAGATCTATAACTCCTGCTGGCAAATTGTAAACAGCTGTCCCTGAGCTAAGATTAAGAGTGCCAGAGCTGAGTGCCCAATAATTTATTCCTCTGTTTGCCCATTCAGAAAATAAAAGATTAAGGCTTCTGCGCGCAGAAACGGCATGATCCCCTGTCCTTGTTTGGGGATCAATACCGCAACGCTCAAATGCTTCTGCTATTATCTCTTCAACACTTGGCCTGAAAACTACTGTTCCTGAAGTTGCCATTAATACTGCTTGCTCGCTCTGATAACAATTTGATATGAATCCCCCGCAGCTCCAGCACCAGTTGTTGTGAATTTTATATCACCTGTTCCATTGGCACCATATGATGAGCTTGTTGGCAATCCGCCAAATCTAGAAAAGTCTTGATATCCAGACTGGCCTTCGTCAAGGTGAAGGACAATTATGTCAACGTCTGCGTCTGCAAGAACCTCAACAGTCATTGCATTGATAACCCACCAACACTCAATTATCCTTATGCCTGTGCAGGTTTCCCCTGCTGCATTGGTCAAAAGCCCAGAGACATCAATTTTGCTGACAGCACTTTCATTTCCACCATCAACATATTGATATTGGAAAGCAAAAACGACCTCTTGAGTGTTTTCAGATATTTTGGTTGTGGTTGTTATATCAGCCATTCTGCACTCCTAAGTTATGATGGGGCACACAGCCCCACCAGTTTATGCAATTTGAACGTACTCAACGATGAACGTAAACGAACCCGCTGTCGTAGCATCCACTGTGTTAGTAACATTACAGTAAATTGTACGCTCTGCTGAAGCATACTGAGCAGAGATAGGGGCTGTGGCGGCGTTTTGAGTAGTAGCAACCAAGGTAGTAGTTGTTACGTTTCCAACGACAACTGTTGTACCGCCATCTAGGATTTCGTCTGCAATTGCCGCAACAATTTGTGCGCCCGAAGAGGATGTACCAACTTCATAACCAATGTCACCAGTTCCAATGACGGGAGCCGTGTCACAAAATATCTTAATGTTTGTGATGATTGTGTTTGCTGGCTGAGTAAACTCACCAATGGTTGGGCTGTCACCTGCAGTTGTGTTAACAGTAACACCAGTGGCAAAGCCAACATGCTTTACATATTTATTTGTTACAATGC